AGCTAAGCGACGTAAAGCAAATAAGGTCGCACGAAAGCAAAGAAAGCTGAATCATGGCACACACTGATCATCACGTAACAGTTAAATTCAAAACTGCTACAGGCGACTTTTCAACAGTGTGTCTCCACAAAGGGGACTCGCTTATCATTCCAGTAACCATTAGCTTTGAAGGTGGCGATCCTATCGTATTGGCAGAAGCCACTATTGTAGTAGAGGAAATTGACGAGTGATTAAAATCTACGGCGCAAGTGACGATCTGATCGAGATTAAAAGTGACAATACAAAGGAATTCCCTAGTGAAGAATTCTATGTCGCTAATGGCGTTGGTATGCTTGCCTTTTCAGACGGGACATTATTACATGTTTACTTCGGTCGATGGGGAATCTGGCGAATTACTTTATTGGACAGAGGATTAAATTTCAGTCACATTGAATTTAACGACGATCAAGACGATGTAGCTTTTATTAATGCTCATGATTTGAAATGGATCGTATTATCTCAGGGAGAAATTCGACCATGAATGATATCACATTTACATCAGATATGAAGGTCGAATACATTGACCACCTTGGATCTGACATTGATATTGCGCGTGCTGCATGGGTTTCCACAATGGGTGAGCGTGCCGATGAAGGAGATCCGGGGCGGGTAAAGGGATTAATTAATATGCTAATGCGTGACCGGCACGGATCACCATTCGAGCAAGGTCTATTACGCTTCCGAGTAACCGCGCCATTAGTAGTATTCAGGGAACACCAGCGTCATAGAATTGCTAGCTACAATGAAATGTCCGGCCGATACACAGTAATGGAACCTAATTTCTATATACCTGCTGCAAGTCGACCATTAATTCAAGTAGGAAAGCCTGGTGCCTATCAATTCTATAAAGGCGAACCAGAACAACAGGGAGCTATGGTAGCAGCTTTTGCAGATTCTTCTGCTACTGCGTGGGAATCTTACATGTTTATGCTAGACAATGGAATTGCTAAGGAAGTTGCTCGAATGGTCCTACCATTGAACCTTATGAGCACAATGATTGTAGCTATGAATCCACGGGCATTGATGAATTTCCTAAGCCTACGGGTAAAGAGTGAAAACTCCACTTATCCAACCTTTCCAATGTACGAAATCGATCAGGTTGCACAACAATACGAAACTGTATTCGCTGATAAGTATCCTGACACGTGGTTATCCTTTGTAGCTAATGGTCGCGTGGCACCATGAAAGATGAAGAAGGTTTTGATATTACCTTAGTAAACGATCCTGGCACTAAGAATTATTGGATCAGGGTAACAAAGACAGTTAAGTTTTCACAAACAGAAATTGTTCCACTTGAAGTTATTGACGATGATGAGCTATTAGCTATGGTAATCAGTAGATTAAAATCCTTGGTTAGGGAGACGTTAGATGGCATTACGGAAGAAAGCTCGCGCGAAAAGCGAACCTAGTCAAGGGGATCTGTTAGCGCAAGCATATAGAAATAGAGCAGCTATGCGCCGGGTATTTGAAGCATCCACTAAGCCATTTGGATGTTTGAATACGTATTGGCACCCACGTAATATGGACGCGTGGGAGGTGAGACAATGAGTAAAATGGAATTTAGCGCAAGCGACAAGAAACTTGGTATGACGCTTGACGAATTAAAGAATGCTGTGGAAAAGTTTGTTGGATTTGCGAATATCAATGAAACAAACATTGACCAATCAAGAGTATTCGTACAGATCAATTTCAGTGGCGGTATCAAAGCCATTACAGCGGAGGTATAAATGTTCCACAGTTACTATGCGACCACAAAGGACAAGAAGAATCACGAGCACAATTACAGATTGCCTGCTGGTGAAGGAGTTCCGAATGGTCACGAAATCACTAACCTGTCAGTGGCAGGCCGATACAAGTTTGCTGAAATTGTAGGCAAGGAAACGGCAGATCTGCTAAAGGATTTGTTCCCGGTACGTGGTAAGCGATATGCCTCGCAGAAATAATAGGGATAAGAGATTCGAGCCACGGGAGTACGATAACAATCGTGGCTCGAATTTCGATTCCTCTACAGATGCTAAAAAGCCTAAGCGCAAGCGTAAAGATAAATATGATAAGTCAATCTATCGGGAGACTGAATGACTAAGCTATTAGCAGTCGGCGGCCCTAACAGCTTTGAATGGTTGGAAGACACAGGCAATGTAATCAAAGTCGTATTGCCTACGCAACTTAACGCTTTTGTTTTAGAACCCGACCTAACAAATAGTATGGAATATAAAACCGGTGTCTATTATAAAAGTCAAATTGGAATGCTAGACGCTACTAATGCAACACTGCGCAAGTATGTATACCTGTACGAAGATATTAATTGGGAAGAAGCCGATAGGCTATTAAAACAATGGCTCATGGAAGCATTCATGAGAATGGATAACCCTGAATGACAACAATCAATGAAGATGGGTGCGTGGTATTTGGGCCTAGATCCATTAGCTGTCCTAAGTGGCCAGTCAGAGTGATTGGTATGCAAGGGCTTTGGAGGTACGTAGGAACGTATGGTGAACCTGGTACCTTTCCAATTATGGTAGAAGTAATTGGTCCATACTTTCCGAACAATCCTGAACGTAATGGTGGAAGATCTAGACTAATTTCAATAGACAAAATTAAATACGCTGGGAGATCCGCCAAACCTGTAGACGTTTTGCATGTGCAAACGACTGCCGTCAGTAACGAAGCTAAGCGAGCTAGACGCCGCTAGGTAAAACTTTGAATAGGGTCAATGTCCTCAGAGGCATTGGCCCTATTCTATATTGAAAGGAAACATATGTCATTCCTTAGCTTCAGCTTAACTGATTCCTTTGTGGAGTCTTATAAAACAAAAGAGCCTCCATTTGGGTTCCGAGATGCCGGGGGTAATTCCCTAGGCGAAATTACATTCATTCGCACCTATTCCCGGAAAAAGGAAGACGGATCGAAAGAACGTTGGTGGGAAACATGCCGCCGTGTAATTGAAGGTATGTATAGCATTCAAAAGGATTGGGCAAAGGAACATGTGCTACCGTGGAATGACCACAAAGCACAGAAGTCAGCTCAAGAGGCTTACGATTTGCTATTCGATATGAAATGGACGCCGCCAGGACGTGGGTTATTCTCAATGGGTACTTACGTTGTTAATGGTCGCAAGGATTCTACTCCATTGCAGAATTTTGCAATGATCTCGACTTACGATATGACGAAATCTGATCCAGCCGCACCATTCACATTCCTAATGAATGTGTCAATGCTTGGTGTCGGCGTGGGATATGATACTCGCGGAGCTGAAAAAGAATTCATCATCTATGATCCATCAAAGAGCGATGAAATTAAGCATTACACGATTCCTGATTCCCGTGAGGGATGGGTAGAATCTACTAAGCTATTGCTTGAATCCTATTTAAAATCTGGTCTGTCTACAGTGGAGTTTGATTACTCACTCATCCGTCCGCGTGGCGCTCCCATTGTTACATTCGGTGGTACAGCTCCCGGACCAAAGCCATTGATGCGTTTGCATACAATGATTCGTAAGATCCTTGATGGAAGAGAAGGAGAAGTATTATCCGATGTCGACATTAGCGATATTGCTAATCTTATTGGTGATTGCGTTGTTAGTGGGAATGTACGCCGCTCGGCCTTACTTGCTTACGGGCGAAAGGAATCTAAAGGCTTCCTCAACCTCAAGAATGCAGAAGTATTTCCAGAAAGAAACTCCTATGATTCTGAGAATCCTGGCTGGGCTTATATGTCTAACAATTCTGTTCGTGCTTTTGTTGGTGACGATCTCAGCGATGTAATCCCTGGCATTGTTCGCAATGGTGAGCCGGGCGTTATTTGGGAAGATGTCACTAAGCAATATGGACGATTGATCGATCCACCAGACAATAAGGATTGGCGCTTTGCAGGATTCAATCCTTGTGCTGAGCAACCATTAGAGTCAGGAGAAATGTGTACGCTTGCCGACATTCATCTTTCAAAAATCAACGACACACAGGAAATGTCACGAGCACTGAAGTACGCTTACCTGTATGCAAAATCTGTGACATTGTTACCTACTGCAATTCCGAAGACGAATGCAATTATGCAACGCAACAGACGTATCGGGATTTCAGCATCAGGTATCGCTAATTTCTCAGACAATAATGGGCAAGCTTTATTGCGCAAGTGGTTTGATGAAGGATTCAAGACATTGAAGAACTACGATGTCACCTATTCAGAATGGCTCTGTGTAAGAGAATCCATCAAGATCACAACAGTCAAACCGACTGGTACCACTTCCCTATTAGTAGGCGAATCTCCTGGTGTCCATTGGTCACCCGGCGGAACCTATTTCAATCGGGCAATGAGAATCGATTCTCAATCTCCTATTATTCCTCTATTTGCTAAAGCAGGATATCGCATTGAGCCAGCAAGCGAATCGCCCGATACGACCGTGGTGGTTTATTTCCCTATCCACTCTGACGCTTTGCGCTCCGAGAAGGATGTATCTATTTTCGAAAAGGCAGCAATTGCTGTTGAGGCGCAAAGGTGGTGGAGCGATAACGGAGTATCTGTAACTGTGTCGTTTGATGTGGAAACAGAATCCGATAAGGTCGCCACTGTATTGTCAATGTACGATGGACAATTGAAAGCTGTATCCTTCTTACCAATGGGTAATCAAGTATATCCTCAGCAGCCGTATACAAATATCAGCTCTAATGAATATGTCGCTGCGGAAAACGAACTGTCCAAAGTGGACATGAATATTCTCTATGATGAAGAGGTAGTAGATGCAGAAGGTGAAAAGTATTGTACGACGGATGTTTGTGAAATCCCGCAAGTGCAACGGTAAGCCTTATGACACAGTGGACACTGAGACTTGGTACGCTGTCTGCGGTCTAGAAGCCCCCCACGCGCCCCACACATTTAATACACAATAGACAGCATAGTGTGTTGGGTGTGGTTCCATGTCAGAGTCTATTGTAGATTGGAGCATTGAATTGACTAAACAAAGAGATATTCCAGATGATTTAAAATATCGATATCGTCAACTAAGTTGGGGAGATATCGGATATGGTTATGGGTGCAAAGAATGTGGAGCTTTAGTAATTGATACTACTATTCACGATAAGTGGCACCAAGAAACTGAACAATAAAAAATGCCCCCGGCATTCCTGTAATAGGATGCCGGGGGCATTTTTTATTTCTATGGGGCGCAGTAAAGATTACTTATTGGCTGATACCTTTGCAGGTGCTGCCTTCTCCTTAGGAGATTGCGCATCATAAACTGCTTTTAGTACCTTGCCAGCGTCGTCATTTGCGACACGAATTACTACATTCCCATTAGCAGTACCAAGTACCAGAGCACCATCGTGTGCTGGATCAATACCGCCAGATCGAATGAAAGTAACCGAGTCCACATCGGACACTGCCACATCTACATCTTCTTTTGTATCGACACGCTCGACTTTAATTCGACCGTCTTCAATACGAATATCCTCTGAAGCCATCGGTTATTCTCCTATCGATTACTTAGTGACTGATGAGCTATTTGACTTGGTTACTGCGGAAGGCTTTGCGGCCTGTGTCTTTTCGGCTTCTGCCTTATTCTTAGGATCTGGCTCATTGTCAGCGCCCTTTGACTGCTCGGGTGCATCCTGCTCATTTCCCTTTTGTGATTCTGCATAAGCGCGCTTTCCTTCTGCATCTGTTTCGGCAGAGAATCCGCCACCAGTACCAGAAATCGGCTGCTCGTCATTTTCATCGTTTACCTGTAGAGTAATTTCTTCTCCACCAACAATTTTCAACCGACGTACAACTACACCACTAACGCTTTCAGTCTTCAATTCGTCACTCATAAGTTAACTCCCTAATATAGTTTAGCTCTTTGGCTTTGCTGCCAGAATAGGAATGTAATTCTCTAAGAATTCTTCCACACTAGGTAGCGCCATTACTCGTGTAAGTGCACCAGCAACCGCAATAACGATCGCTGCAATTCCTACCGGAGCAATTCCGGCAGTAGCTAATACCAAAGGAACAATTGCAGCAGCCGCTACAGTTCCCTGAAATACCGTTCTAAAGGTTGCGCGCCATGGACGTGCTACTTGAGTCGGCTTAACAACATCATTCATTTGATGCCCCATTCTTAATTAGATACCCATCGGAGCTGCAATCGCGGACTCTCCGAATTGGACGATGCCAACAGGTTTCTAGCTGTGGCACTCGTGAAAATTACCAACAAACTAATAAAGTCTCCTACATTTAAGAAGATCAATGAGTTTGTCCGAACTCCAATATTACCTGAGTTAGGTAAACTGATTGCATCGAATCGAGTTAATGCATCGGTCTGCACAATAGAATTCTTTGTGATTTCAGTAATGACACGTGCATTGTTCGCATCGACAGATACGATTGCTGCAAATCCTACATCGTACCATCCGGGAACCGTACATGTTAATTTAGTAGGGGTTGCTGCATCCCACATATCGTACGGATCATAGCTATTGAATAGAGTATCAAACGACACTACATTCGTAGCATTGGTTCCGGTCAATGCTTGATTAGAAAGCGTCCGTCCAACATGGACCATGGGAGGATTGCGTAACCAATCAATAGTAGTAGCAATCTCATTCATTCGTGCAGCATTCATTGGTTCCCCTGCTAACCAATGATGCTGGTTAGGTACGTCTGCCATTATAGGGCCGCCAACCATCGCATAGTAATTGTGGGCTGACCAGATAAGCTATTGATGTCGCTCGATAGAGAACCACCAGAGTTCTGGAAAGCATTAGCTACAATGAAATCCGTTGTGCCATTGAAAGATTCCAGAAAAGCAAATTCACCAGTAATACCACTGCTGAATGCGGAGTATTGTCCTTTGGCTGCTCGATCAGTAGCAGAAGAATTCTTTTGGATTTCTACTTGTCTATAGCCTGTCGCATTGGCTAGCCACGATGCTTTAATGGTACCGAGATACCAGCCTGCAATACTAGGTGTAATCTTTGTCGGTTGAGCTGCGTCCCAGAAGTTATCTGTTTCCACTTCTAGGTTATCCCAAATAATTGCTACAGTCGCACCATTAGCCATACTCTGAATAACAGTCTGTCGTAAACGCAGCAGTGGAGGATTTAATAGATATTCTAATTGATTCTCCACTGCTAATTGCATGTCCAAATAGGACGGAATATCTCCATCTGCCCACGTAACAGGTGTGGGAATTACTCTCTCATCAACCATTAGATATACTTCCCCACATACCATAGTGCCAATTTCGGTCTACCTAAACCAGACGCACCGACGGTCGTGCCGGTTGTCGTATCACATTTTGTTTGCATAGTGATTACATCATTAGCGCTTAAGTCCAATGTGAACGATAAGTGAACCTGTTGATTGGTAAGGACTTCCGGTCGCTGATTAGCAATTGCCACTTGGGTTCCGCCTCTCAACACACGAACAAATGTTCGCGTAGTTAGTGATACCACAGAGGACAGACCAGCGACCGCAAAGCCTTGATATTGTCCGGTTACAGGAACAGTAATGTCCGTGCTGTTAGCAGCATGAACCATGTCCCCACGCTTAACGAATTCGATTTGCCATCCTTGTGTAACATAAGTATTGGCAGGTGTAATGTTAAGTGAAGTAGATGATTCGACATAAATGAATGGTCGCTGATTGCCGACAAGAAAATTGAGGTTATCGCGCCAGTCTAGATTTAAATCATCCGCACTCGGGATGTTATCCGGTTCCTCACCGTCTGTCCATTGTCGAGGGCCAGTAGGTAGATTAGCCATTCAATTACCTCTTTCTTAATATGCAATTTTCCATTCTGCTCCGAGATTCGATACTCCTACTTGGAATACCTTATTAAGTGAATAAGGACTAAGTTCTAGTCGCACAGCATACTCACGATTCTTGATGTTTACATCGACACCAATCTTTTCTACAATGAATTCCATCGATACTTCGGGCGCGGCTTCTGGTGGCAATTCATCTAGGACAATGTGATCTCCAATAGTTAATCCGCCTGTACCAATCCATTCAATCAGATCACTTGACTCTGCTTTAAATGTAATATCGGAAACACGCACTACGGCATTCTTATACTTAGATGAAATCCAATATACAGCATTGGTTAATTCCTCGTGAGTCGTAACCGAGATAGAAAAGGATAATACCTTTCTACCATAGGCTGCTTTGGAAACATCATCCACCAATCGTACAGTAGATCCGAATGGTCGATCACCACGAACGTCATTGTAGATATTCGTATCGTCAATGGTGAATGTAATCCCAATCTCGGGAGCCGAGTCTGACGATTCTGCCATTGTGGCGACAACCCATCGATTATAGCTGTGTCTACGATTGTGATATACCAATCGTGATTGTCCGTCAGCGTAAATCACACCGGACGCTGAGAAAGCGGTTTCCTGCATAGCAGTCAATGCATTGGTTCCTGCCACTTGAATACCTTGCAGCTCAACCAATGCAGGTTCGAATTCTCTCGACTGGTCTGGCACTTCTGCCCAATTCGCGATACGAGTTAATCGTTCAACTTCATCGTCCGCGTAATAAACAGTTCCACCAGCACCAGCCGTATAATGTTCAAAGATTCTATTCGTTGTCAAAGGGTAATCGTAAACTGTTAGATACGATAGCCATTTGTTCCAAACGAACGTACCACCATCAGACATTTGGGGAGCATAGCTCGCGCCGAATGTTAATAGTCCTGGTGACCAATTCAATGGTGCCGATGCTGTTCCACTTGCCCATGCCGCACCATCAATGAATACTGCCCATGTCACCTTATCCGCTAACATTCGCAATGAGAATAGGTGCCACGTATTATCGCTTCCATATCCACCTGGTGAAGGATCATCCCAAGTCACAACGTTAGTTCCGGCTGTTGCTCCTTCATTAACCAAACGTAAAATGAAATTACCCGTGGCTCCCATTCCTAAGTACAATTGTCTACCGTATCCGGTGACCGAGCTAGTCACTGTCCATACAACAGCGGCCTGTGTTCTTTGGGTCATCAGCCCAACTTCAACAGTAGGTAACGTATCTCGCTTAAACCAGAATTCAACAGTAAATCCAGCAGTGGGAATTAAATATCCGTATGGCATCCTATTCTCACTTTCTGTATTTGATTGTCAATGATGGTCGGGCGGAATGCGATGCGCCAAAGAAATAACCGTAATTATCATGGTCGTTCGTTGCTTCCGGACCAATAGCTAATCCCTTTGTTGTGCCATCACGGAATGCTCGCCCGGTTGATGCTCCAATGTCGATAGTCAATGAACCACCTTCAGTAACCCATTTCTTCCACTTTCTTTCGGTAACACTCGCACCGCTCCATGTCGATGGTTTAGATGAATAAGTGTGCACGCCAACTTCAGCATACAATCCCTTATTCCACCGCGCATGGCTATTCTTAATAGTGAAGTGAGCTTCGAGAATTTCAGCACCAGCTAATGTAGCTTGGATGTTTTTATAATCGAATCCGGCTAGTGACTTCTGGTTTCCTGGCGAGCTAGTATCGAATGATCCTTGGTACATATAAGGAGAATCATCGAATCGAGTTGAATTATCTCCTTCATATGATCTTGACCATGTAGCGGTCCATTTCTTCGTGTATGTCGCACCATCAGTTGGTGTAGAAGCGGGTGGTGGATGAGATCCGGGCGGACCAGCAGGAGGCGTAGTCGGATTGTCGAAATCCTTTGAATACGGAATAGCAAAGAAATAACCTTTAGAGGTTAATGCGCTTCCTGTTGGTGTGCTTAGGAATGAAGCCTCACCAGTCGGACCATCATCGGTATTCGTTGTATAAGATGCCGCGCTTACGTCACCCTTACTTGGTGTAATGTCCACAAAGGTCGGACCACCAATTTCATTTGCCCATTTACCTAGCTGACTGAATCGTCCTGGTGTGTCCAACATGGAATCAGTCAATGGCATCAATAGTTTCGGACTATCTTGTAGCAATGTCTCTTGTAGAGTATTCGCTAAATCGATCTTTCCGACGCGATTCATTCTATCGACAACCGTGATTGTCATTTCCGTTGTCCCACCAACAGCAGGCCAATTCTCTACCCATCCTTCAAAGATATCTTTTGGTCGGAGCCATGTAGTAAAGCCTGATTCGATTGCAGTAGTGGGAAGTGTAAGCGCTAAACTGTCACCTTTCTCCACTCGTAGTTTACGAATCTGCAATCCTTCTGATGCTAATGGTGTCCCCTGTAGAATGAATCGCAATTCCTGTTCTGGTGATTGCGCTTCAAATGTACATGTGTACTGAGTAAAGGTAGTGGTGCTGATCAATGGTCCTGACTGACCTTCATCTCCAGTGAATTGCACATCCGGTTGCCCCGTAAGCTTTTTAGCCTGAACAGTAGCGGTGTATAATTCTCCCGGAATCAAGTGCGGAATCACAGTGAAAATGTTAACATCGTCAACGTCCCAAACCACTGACATATATGACGTAGTAGGATCAGATCCGACATTGGTATACGTTCCGCTATCACCGCCTTCAATGGCCCAATTGAATTGGTCACGGAAGCCAGAAATATCGGGTGCCAGATTAGCAGGCAATTCACTTTGAATACCAGTGAGTCCGTAAATCAAGTCAGTGGTATTTGTAGTTCCTGCAATGAATACTAAGAATGATACAACACCATACTTAGCTTCAGCCGGAGGCGTATGCGAGAATCCAATTTGCGTTGGTGTGGTTGTCGTTGGCAGCGTAGTAATTTCCCATGATGGGTTTACCGATGGATTGACAATCTGCCAATTCTCATCCCAATAAGTAATGTCCAATTTAAGCTTTGCGCCAGTAGGCTCGGTTCCACTGATTCTCCATAGGTAAGCGGAATGAGCTAATCGCACACCATATTCAACAGGGATGAACCAAATTGCTGTTCGTCTATATGATGAATTGGCAGGATTGCTAGCTGTCACATTTACTTCTGTGTAATGCGTCAAGTCCTTATCTACCAACAATAAATCAGTAGCTGCATCGTTGTAGTTGATCACGAATTCTGCAAGCTGTGTCGCGGATGTAGCACCCACATTTGCTGTGATATCAAGCTTGTAATAGAGATAGAAGTTTGGCGATGTCACAGTGAATTCTTGTGATTCGTAATCGCCTGCTGTCCATGTATTACCTGTGACCGTGTGAATAGTCGTGAATGACGATCCATTGTTCGAACCCTGAAGCGTCCATGTCTTTGGATTATTGTTTGGGTTACCGGCAGGAACCGTTAGTGTGTATCGTTGAATTCGTACACCTACAGGAAGCTTATACGTAATAGATCCGGCCTGCGTGTTGATTGTCCACTTTGTAGTAGCCAATCCATCATTGACCTTTTCTTTACCTTGACCGATTCCTGCATTAGGTTCCGCACTCGCAGTAATTACTCGAACATCATCCATTGCATGTACTGATTGTGTGAATGGCATTGTCGGATTAGACAACGCTGTATATTGAGCAAGGTTAATAGTCTGATTAGGGATTACGAATCCCGTTAAGTCTCTGTCTCGTGATCCACCCCGAGCAACGTTCGGATGTACCATATTCTTTCCACGTACGCGAAACCTACGGCCAGATTTTACGTATGGATAGTATGGACTCTGAACGCTGCCCGGAATGAATCGACCATCAGAATTGTCTAAGGTAACGGAAAGCGTACCTGCCTCAGTCGAATCTAATTCATAAGATCTTCCTCGTAAGTCACCACTGAATCCGGAGACAAAGGGAAGAATTGAAGTCCATCCTGATTGAGCAAATGTAGTCTCGTCAATGTCGTTATTAAACGCGGCTTCAATTTCTAGATCTGAGGGAAAGGCCATTTTAAGTTCTCCTTACTTTTTTGGTAATCCTGATGTACCACCATTGCGCTTTGCGAGCTTGAGCAATTCATCTCGCAAGCCCTTTACATCTTGCACACCGTGCAAATGCAATCCACCATTAATAGTCACTCCGGCAATTAGATCTTTGTTAACCAATGTTTCTGGCTTACCGGTTCCATTATAGCCACTGAACCATCCTGGTTGGACTCTTGATACTCCGTCCATTGCCCAGTGATCGTGAGCATTTCCACCAGCGAAATTGTGCTGATTCCATACTGCACCGGTATACTTGTGTGGCTTTCCATTGTGGAGGTTCAAATTGTTCCACGGTGTAATAAGTTCTTTAGTCTTTGATCCGTACTTACTACGAATCCATAATGCCAGTGCTCGGTTAGCTGGATAGTCAACCGCGCGTCCTAATGCGTGATAGGACTGGTTACCTGAAAGGGTTCTAGCTCCCGGTCGGAAACCAGAAATCATATGTAGTCCGGGGAATGCACCCTTAATCAAAGCTTGCATTGCTCGCCAACCAATAGCTCCACCAGCACCACCAATGGCACCAATATCCTTATCCTTGCCAGCGACCCACGATACCAACTTATCAAGAATTACATTAGATCCACCGCGCATCAATCCGCTCATTCCACCACCCTGAAGATGATTATTAATGAATTGACGCAAGGTACTTACTAGAGGCTTAATAGCACTTCCTGCAATTCCTTGAATGATATCTTTACCTTTTGAAGCAAGCGAGCTAAACCATGATCCTGGTCCGTCGCCTCCGACTACTCCACCATTGCCATACATAGCAAGGGATTTACGGAATTCTTGGAAGCCACCAGGGCCACCAATCTTCTTCATTTCTGAAGTGGTCAAAACTCCTTCACCGCGCATAAGTAATGCTAATTGATCGTCGCGCTGTCCGTATCCTTGACCAACAACTCCACCCTTTGCAAATCCTTTAATTTCATCTAGTCGAGTAGAGATACCGAATCGTTCGGCAACCTTATTCCATAGAGCACGAATTCGCTTATTATAGACTTCGTTAATTACAAAGTTAATAGGAGTCTTAGCTGTTGTGACAACCTTATCCCATGCGGCCTTAATTCCGTCCTTACCCTTATTGAATGCTTTAACAATTGCATCCATTACGGACGATGTTTTATTCTTAACAGAATCAAATACACCAGACCAGTAAGATTTTAGAGTAGACAAATAACCCTTGAAGATAGCAATAGCTCTACTTAGGATCGCTGCAATAGGCCCGGCAATTGCATTGAATACTGCACGTACCCTATTCTCGATTGCAGTCCAAACAGCAACAAAGAAATTCTTGACACCGTTAAGTGCGGTCTTTAGCTGATCCCATGCTCGCTGGAATGAAGGAACCAATGTTCCCATAATCCAACCAATCACAGTCTTCAATACAAGCATTGCAAAGTCCCACTGTACTTTGAAGAATGCAACGAACGCACCGACAATTGCTGACAGTACTGCGAAAATCCCGCGCAGAATAGGCATGATCACATTCTGGAAATAGAATGCGAATACCTTAACCGCGATCTGAATCAAGATCCAAACCACTTTCCATACGTTAGTATAGAAAGCCATTACGAATTCAGCAATTCTAGCAATCACGTTAAACAATGGAGTAAAGAAATTAATGATGCCCTGAATGATTGGCTTTAGGAATCCCCAAATAGCATTCCATACACTCATGAATCCATTCTTAAGCCAATTCCACGCATCGATAATCGCATGGACTACAGTCCAGAAAACATCTTTTAATGAATTCCAAGCCTTTAGTAGTGATGGCCATAGTACGCCCATTACCCAATTACGGAATGTATCTGATTTCTTCCACAGGATAACTACCGCAGCAACCAAGGCTACGATTCCAATAATAATCCACGTAGTAGGGGAAAGCGATTGAGCAAAGTTCCACGCAATTTGCGCAGCAGTCATAATCTTTGTCCATGCTGCAATAGCCTTTTGCTGAATCGCATAAGCTGCTAATCCTGCCGCAGCTTTAGTCCATCCTGCCGCAGCGACCGCACCATTCCATGCCCATTGCACAGCCGTAGCTGTTCTTGTCACGGCAGAAACTAATGCAGTATTCTTTGCCATCTTGATTAATCCACCAGCCGCTTGCACGTTCATTACAATTGCATGTGCTTTAGTGATGGCCATCAATGCACCAAGAGTAATCAGCAAAACCTTTGCCGTAGTCTCGTGCTTTTTGAACCACATGATTACGTTAGCAATTGCCTTGACTGTAGAAATCAATGCAGGAATAAAATCGTTCATAATAAAATGAGCAATCTTAGTGAATGGGTTCTCGGCTTCTACCGCAATATCCATTCCTTTAAAGATTGCGATTACATTGCTAATTGTTGCAGCGATATTCTCAAGTGCACCAACGAATCCGTCGCTTGCGACCGATCCAGTTTTAAATGCCGTGATAATAGAAGTAACACCACGTCCAATGTTTTGGAATGTGCCCATTAATCCGGCTCCACCCTTACCGCCTTGGAATCCGCTGAATAACCCAGCGAATGCATCACTTGCTTTTTGCACCGCTACCTTAGCAGCAGGAAGGAATTTAGTAGCCAGATTACCTAATCCAGTTTTCAACGTATCCATGAATGTTGACCATTTACCGGACATCGTTTCCGACTGGGCAGCCATCATGCCACCGAATCCCTTTACGTTCTTTGTACCATTCTCAAGAGCATCGATAATAGCCGGAATAGCCTTATCCGACATTACCTTACCCTTAGTGATCATCTTCGACATGTCCGCAGTGGACACTCCGAATTTATCAGCTAGAATCTGCAATGCAGGAATACCTTGCTCGGTAAGCTGCATAATTTCTTCTCCACCAACTTTACCCTTTGCTTGCATTTGGGAAAGGGCAGTGGTTACAGAATCGATGTTTTCAGCAGATCCACCCATGGCAGCTACCGCATCACCAACAGCGGTCAGCATTGGAATTACATCCTTAGCGGCGAATCCCATAGCAAGGAATTTCTGAGCCGCACCGGTTACATCGTCAAACTCGAATGGTGTCGTATTGGCGAATGCCTGCAATTTCTTAAGGAATACTTGAGCCTTCTCGGCCGAACCAAGCATGGTAGTGAATCCTACCGATACTTGCTCCAACCGAGTGGCCGCAGAGAATCCCATTGTTGCAGCAGCCGCGCCAACAGCGCCTAATGCCAGTACGCCTTTACCGGCAAAACCTGCCATTCCTTTTGCGAGAGAGGCTAATTTGCTTTCTGATTTCTCAGAGGCAGAACCGATTTCTTGTAAGGCTTCTTGTCCACCAGTAGAATCACCGGTTACTACTACTCTTAGGCGGCGAGTATCGTTATTACCTGCCATTCTCCCCTCCCTGTTGCTTTCGCATTTCGATCATATACGAACGGGCAATGTCCAATTCGGACATAGTCATTAATCGAACATCCTGCAATGTCCAGCCATAGAAATACGCCAATTCAAATGCGAGCATCAATTGACGTTTACGATTATCTATTCTGGATTTTGATCTTTTCCCTCTTCATTTTCTTCAAGTTCTAGGTCCACATCGGACAGCTTCAATTTCTTGATATCGTTCCATGTGACTTCTGGATTATCTCTTTTCATTGAAAGATAAACCATTCCCATCATTGCCTTGATTCCCATTTTAGTTTCCTTCAATGGTCGACCTTTCGAGTCATCAGGATCAGGGACCGCACGTCCAGTTTTCGGATCTCTTACGATTTCAGTCTTAATAGCTTCAGACATAATCAGGCCGGTAACTTCTTCGAATTCTTCCATTTCTCCGAATGTCAATTCGTCCATATTGATAGAGATCTTTTTCTTTTCTTCTACTGCATCAGTCATTGTTGACTCCATTCAATTTTAATTGCTGAACAAATGTTCTACCTGTGTCCAGACTTCTCGCACCCATAGATTAAGCATATCGTCATCACGGAATTCTCGAATAGCAGGCCATAGGAAATATCCCGCGTCGTCTTTGTTGCCACGCCATTCTGGAAACTGACCGTACACATAGGACCCGAATTCCGCTCCGAAGTCCCATGCCTTTCCACCATAGACTACCATTCCTTCACCCATGGCTTTTACGTCTTGTGCTGCTGTTGCTTGCTGTACGCCGTATTCATTGGCGTTGGCTTTTGCTAATGCCACCACGGTCGTAGCCGCAAGAGTTTTGAAAACACTTTCAGCACGTTTCATTTCTCTGGGAATTACACCCATGTCTTTGAGGAAACCCTCTAGACCTTCAATCTGTGCGTATTGCTTTCTATTCTTTGAACTACGATTACGTGGTGGCATTATCAAACATCCTTATGTTAGTACAGAAGCTGTCGCGTCCTGTGTACGATAAGCAACGCTAATTGCTGAATTGGTTCCATCGAATAGACCGACACCACTGAATTGCTGAGATAGCATTCCGTCACCATCAACGTTCGGACCACCTTCATCGAAACGGGCAACCGGAACTGTGATACAGATTTCAGGATACAATGGAGTAGTAGTTCCTGAGATGGCAGTTAATCCAACCCACTTAGCTTGCAATACTGCGTATGTTCCCGCAACCGTTGCAGAGCTTACCTTTTCCCAGAAATTGTTATCCGCATAGGTAGTAGTGAATGACCATGTAACCTCACGCTTACCATCTTGAATTGGTTCACGCTTTGAGGCACCAGACCGAATGAAGTATCGATCAGTGTTCAATGAATTATCTACACCAATTGTTACTTCGCTAATGTCATAAGCAGTACCGGCAACGCTAATCGTTCCTTCTGCCCATGTGAAAATTCCAGATCCAGTAGGTGATGATGGTAATGCGGTCAATGCAGTTCCTGCATAAAAACCAGCAGGAGCATCAGGATTAGATTCTAATTCAAAATCCATTCCAATTGAGCATCTAAGTGTTTGGTCCACTGAGTTCGAGAATTCGTAGCTAGTAACCTTTCCACCTTCATATGTCCATGGTCGCAATGTACCTGATTCATCGGCACGCAATACTTGAACTGTTAAGTTCTTACCAGTTAAATTGTTAATTGTACCGGTGTGTGTATAAGCAGCAGTTTCAGTAGGACCAACAGAAGTAACCTGTCCCATCATTGCTGCAAGCCACGAACCAAATCCACGTGTCAATGGTTCAAGCGTAACCGATCCCTCGGCACCTTTTCTGTTGACAGAGAATCTATCTGAACGCATTACGTATGCTCCGGAAAGAGCTTCCGCATTTACGCGCTCATACTTACCTTTAAAATCTTCGCTCATAATTTCAAAGCTATCGGTAATTGCTACGGCAGTACCATAGGTGATTTCCTTACCGATTCCAAAACGAGTAAGTGAACCTGACATTTAAGGTTCCCCTTTCTATTTGCGAGCAGTCACGTTTACTTGGAGTGCAAGGAAAGAGGCTCGGCTTCCTTCAGCACCGCCCGGTCCTTCACCGAGTCCAATGGGGACAATGCCAACCCTATACAGGCCAGCGATTCCGAAGATGCGATAATCACCAACCATGTTTTGTAATTCTTGCATGATCAGCTCAGCCTTAGCATTCGCATCAGCTTGTACATCGTCACCATCATTAATTTCGATTCCAACTCTAATGTTATATTCTTCATCTCTACCAGGAGGCGTCCGACCGAATGTCACATTTTCATCGGATGACCAAACGATTTCTCCGAACCAGAGTAATTGTCTAGGTCGCTGTGTTCCTGAATATGAGCTATCCCAAATAGCATCTTCCTGTAATAGGAATGCTAATGAGGATCGTAATCTTGCAAGCTCAATTAACTTTCGTTTCATTTCGAAAGCGGTAGTTCCACCAACTACTGGCATTAGAAAACACCCGCCCCACCATCTAATGTGTACCGTTGCAATACCACGTCAATATCCGGTACTCCTGTTTCAGAGCCACGAACACCAGGCGTAGCAAGGTTAATTGTACCGATATCCGGAAGAGTCATTGTCAATGCACGCTCATCAATGGTAGAGCCTTGCCCCATAGCATTCATCTTTGCACGCTTCAATGCCTTCTGCTTAATAGGAATTGGTACAGTAGTCATTCCGTACTCGTATTCAACAATCAATGCTGACGGGTAAATGTATGGAGGATAAGCGAATAGACCTAATGCATCTTGGAAAACTCTTAGGCCACGTGGCGAGTACTTATCTCTTGCAAACCACCCGTTATTAACCCATGACATATAATCGATGTTATTCAATTTGAATGAAGTAAATGTGATAATTTCTGGTTTATCTAACCAGATCATATCATCTTCGGGATCTAGCTCTACTCCTGATTCTCGATAAAATCTAGGAACAAACGCTCGATGACAAATATCTTCGAATTCCGCTTCAACTTGATCTCTGATTGTCACTAACATATCGTCAGGGAATCGGGTTAGATTTTCAGTCAGTTGCTTATCCATTGCTCTCAATTCAGCGATCGAGAAATAGAACCCACCAACAATTTCCACAACGGACTGAATGGTGATGGGCGTACTACTAAATGATCCTGTCCATGAAAGAGTCAAGATATTTAGATTTGCTTGTGGAGGAATGACTACTGAATAAACCCCGACATCGGGATCATTTGTAGCTGCCGTACTGAAAAGCGTTGTGCCATCAGCCTTTTTAGCCACTACTGTGACAGCGCCATCAGCTTCCACGGGTGATGCTCCATTGTAGAACGTCACAGAGATTGT